CCAATTCTAGGTTGGGCATATGATGGACACCCAATATATGGACCATATGCATTTACTAACACTGATGGTAGTGGATCTATAGTTGAAATGAAATCTGGTTATGAATTAAAACCAAATGAAACTAATAGACCACCACTTTCTCTATATCCAGCTGGATTTTTTACAGAAGATTACCAATTTATTGGAAATGGTGATTTAGATGAACATAATGGTAGGTTTGCAATAACTCCAGATTATCCAAAAGGAATCTATGCTTATCATGCTACAATTAGTGCACAAAATGATGCTACAGGTCCTTTTGAGGGATTTAGAAGACCTGCATTTCCATATTTTATAGGTAAAAACTTTAAATCTAAACCCAATCCTTTTAATTTGAGTATTGATTCTATTCAATCCAAATATGATATTATTAGTGCTGGATGGGTAAGGAACACAAGAGATTATCATACTAATTCTGCAAGAAGTGATTATGATTATATTTTTAATTCTAATGATGTAAGAAAACAAACATTAGAAATTAGTGAAGTTACCTTAGGTCAAGTTAATAATATAGGAATTACTACAGGAGGGACAAATTATAAAGTAGATGATGAGGTTGTTTTTGATAATACAGGAACTGGTGGTGAAAAAGCACAAGCATTAGTAAAAATGGTTGGTGGACAAAAGATTCATACAATTAGTCTTGCCACCACTAGCATTTCTAATGTTGAATTTGTACCTTCTAGATCATCAAGTTCTTTTTCTGGTATTACTACTACACCTCATAATTTAATTAATGGAGATATTATTAGAATAAGTGGTTTATCAACTGATGTTGCAGGATTTTCTGCTGGATATTCTGTAGGAGTTTCTAGTGAAGCTATTCAGTTGAGTAGTGATATGGTTGCTCAAACTGGAGTAGAATTTGTTGATGTTAATGCTCTTTTAGATAGATCAAGTATAACATCAAATGATATTTTAGCAATTGATCAGGAGAGAGTAAAAGTTTTAAATATTTTACCTGAAAAAGGACAACTTCGTATATTGAGAGCAGTTGATGGAACTACAGCAGGTGTTCACACAAATACAGCTATTTTTTATGAAGACCCTAGAAGATTCTTCTTTAATCCACGTGTAGGTATTTCAACAAGTAAAAACTTTAGATTAAACAAAGAGGTTTATTTTGATCCTATTAATGTAGTTGGAACAGGAACTGCAAGAGGAGTTGGTATAGGAACTACAATTAGCTTTACTAATGTTGTATCAACAGGAATAACACAAGCATTTGTTCCCACACAAAATTTCTGGTTCCAAGAGCATGATTTTAAATTAAATGATGAGGTTGTTTATAAAGCAAATGGTGGAACTCCTATTTTAGTATGGACAGGAGTTTCAGGAAATCCATATGTTAATTTAGATACATTCTCCAATTTATTTGCTGTTCCTACATCTGAGAATACCATAGGTCTAGCAACAGGTAGAGTTGGTTTAGGTAGTGATTCAGATGGTTTCTATGTTGGTGTTAATAGCACTGCAGTTCCATCAACTTTATATTTTGTTAATACTGGTGTTGGTGATACACATAGTCTAAAAACAAGATTTACTGATGTTATTTCTGGGAGAATAACACAAAATGTTGTAACTGTATCAACAGCATCAACTCATCAATTAACTAGAAAAGACACTGTATTTGTCACTGTAAAACCAACAAATATAAAAACTGTAGAGGTTAAATATAATGAATTTAACAGAAGAATAATTTTTGATCCTCAAGATTTTGTTGCTGGTGATATTGATTTATCATTGAATACTATTAGAGTAGCAGAGGGTGTATTCAACCTTGGAGATAAAGTAATTTACACAGCATCATCACCTGCAGGGGGATTGGTGAATGAAAAAATGTACTTTGTCACCTTCTATGATGAAACAAATATAAGATTAGTTGAAGAAAGAGTTGAAATACAATCAGGTAGTCCTAATTATGTAATTATAACAAGTGCTAGTGCTGGTACTTTATCTAAAGTTAATCCACCTTTACTTCTCAGAAAAAATCAACAACTTAAATTTGATGTTTCTGACTCATCACTATCATTTATTGATGATGGAGTAACTTACTCTGCATTTAAACTACAATTCTTCAAAGATAAAGAGTATAAAGATGAATTTATAACTACACAACAAAATGATGCTTATGAAGTTCAGTCTTCAGGTAGAATAGGTATTGATTCTGATGCAATAGTAACATTATCAATAACTGATGATATTCCATCTTTATTATTCTATAAATTTAACTCTGATAATATTGATAGAATCAGTTCTATTAAAAATGAGATTGTAATTGACACAACAGTTTCTCAATTTAATCAAATTAATGTGCAACCAACATTTTATGATGGTAATTATAGAATTGCAGGTGTAGGAACTACAAGTTTTACATATAATATCCCATTCACTCCTGATGTTTCACAATATGATCCAACTGTTGCTGATTTAAATTACAACACAACATCTAAAACTGCTCAAGGTCCAGTAGTTGATTTTAGATTAAAGAGTGGTGGACAAAATTACAAAATGCCACCCACAATTACTGGTGTTTCTGTTGGTTCAACAGTTAGATCTGGAATAGGAAGTGGTGCTGTATTAGTTGCTCAGACATCATCTATTGGACAAATAACTGGCACTAAGTTAACAAACATAGGATTTGATTACCCATCTGATAGAACTCTAAAAGTTATTCCAAACTTACCTGATATTGTAGAAATTGATAGATTAAGTTCTCTTGATTATATTGAGGTTACTTTCCAAGGTAGAAACTATCCAGCACCTCCTGACTTAGTTGCCATAGATGGTTTTACAAAAGAAGTCTTAGCTGATGTTGATTTGGAGATGATATTAGGTGAAGATAGACTTAAGATAGTTACAAATACAGAAGGAATCTATAATATTGAACCAAGAATAGTTCCTGTTGGTAATCCAAATGGAATTGGCATCAGAGACTTAACATATAGTAGTGATGGATCAGGCACAACAACAGGATTACCAAATACAGTCAGATTATTCTTTGATAGAACATTTGATAAAGCAGAAGACTTTGAAAAAGGTGGATTTGCTGTTGGTGAGAAATTCTTACTTGAGAATGTTAGTGTTGGATTAGGCAGCACTGGTAGAGGATATAATTCAAAAGAATATGGATATAAATTATGGACTATCACTGCAGCTAGTGGTCAAATAGGTGGTGCTAATGCATTTATGGAGTTTATTTTACCTGCAGAGGAACTAGTAGATAGAGTGCCAGGTGTAATGGTTCCAGCAGAGTCTGCTGCTAGAGTTGTATTAGAAAGTCATTTCCCTAGATTTAAAACATACTTAAAACAAAATCAATTCTTTAATGGTGAAGAAGTTATAGATGAAGTAGGTGCTAAAGGTCAAATTGCAAGATGGAAACCTGAAAGTAATCAATTGACAATTTTTGCTGAACAAGAATTTGATGTTGGTTCTAAAATTAAAGGACAAAGTTCACTAGTATCTGCATATATTACAAGTAACTTAAATTTCCCAGCTGAGATCACAACTGGTGCTGGATCTACTGTTAATCATGGATTCCAATCTGATTCTGGAATGCTTAATAATAGTTTTCAAAGATTACCTGATAATGCTTATTATCAAAGATTCTCATATGCTCTAAGATCATTGATCCCTATTGATACTTGGGGTGATACAGTAAAATCATTAACTCATGTAGCAGGTTTTGATAGATTTAGTGATTTAGATATTGAAAGTAAAGATCCTGATGCTGTAATTACTAGAACTGAACCAGCAAACTTTGAAGCAATTGCTGAAATACAAAGCACAGCTGAAGTCAATGTATATCCTGACTTTGATAATGTTAGTGAAATAGCAGTAAATGTAAATGGTGAGTTAATATCAAGAGACATATTATTTGCAAATAGACCTATAACAGATTTCTTCCAATCTATAGGAAATAAAGCAATTGATATTGATGATTTTAGTTCATTATTTAATAATAATGAAAGAACTACTAAGTTCTCTAGAGTTGGTGAGTTCACCAAAAATGACACCTTTAATAAAGTCTTTACTTTAGTAAAAGATCAGACATTTAGTGATGAGAGACAATTCTCAATTGTTTCCTTAATGCAACATGATGATGAAGCATTCATCAATGAATATGCAGTTTTAGAAACTTTCCCTGAGTTAGGAACTTTTGATTATATTCCTACAACAACAGGATGGGATTTAACATTTAATCCAATTAGAACTGAATTCAATTTATATGATGTAACTAATGCTTCTATTAGTGTTAAAGATAATATTGTTGGGGTGGCAAGCACTGCTTTAGGAGATGCTGTTTCATTTGCATCTACACACGTTGATATTGGTATTGGTGTTACTACAACTATTGCAAAAATGCCTGTAGCATTTAGATCAGGTCATTTTATGATTCAACTTGAAACTCCTAATCAAGATTTCTTTGGTAGTGAAGTTACTGTTATTCATGATGGAACAAAAGTAAATGCTATAGAATATGGTGAAATACAAAATAAAACAGGTGAAAATATTACAGGATTTGGTACCTATAATGCAACTATATCTGGAGGTAATGTAAATCTTGATTTTATACCAAGTGTTGGAGTTGCTCTGACTGCAAATGCTTCTTCTATTTTCCTATCATCATATACTCAATCCTCTGGTATTGGATCTTGTACTTTAGATACAGTCAGACTTATATCAGATAGGAGACAAGTTGCTGCTGGTGTTACTACTCCAATTGCAACTTATGCCAGTGATGGATCAGGTGTTAATTTTAGACCAACTGCAGCATATTACTTTGTATCTGTAGAAGGAACAGGTGGTGCAGATGGAATGTATGAGACTTTTGAAGCTGCATTAATTAATTCAGAAAATAATGAAGCAGTTGTTGATTTTGGAGAGGTTAGTCTTAATACTTCATCATTAGGAACAGTAAGTGCAACTTCTGGTGGTAACAATGCTAATTTAACTTTCTTCTCAGACACTCCAGCTAATGTAGTTGTGTTTGGACTAGAATTACAGATATTTGATAACCAAGAATTTGCTCCAAATCTACCACTTAATAATGTTGAAGTTCTCAGTAATAGAGGAAGATATGTAGGAACTAAGTTAGATCTTCAAACTGCCTTTGATTTAAAACATAATGAAGCTCCTATATTCAGAAAACAGTTCTTTGGTAATAGAGATGAAGGAACTGGTGGAAATGGTGTTAATATAGCAAAAAATACAATTAATATTCCAGATCATTTCTTTGTCACTGGTGAAAAAGTTAATTACAGTTTCCAAGGAGCAACTACTGTTAATGCTGTTAGTATTGAAGAAACAGTGGTTGCTGGTATTGGTACAACTGATAAACTGCCACAAGAATTATTTGTTGTTAAGTTTGGTGATGATGGAATAAGATTTGCTGAATCAGCAGAAAAAGCACTGAAGAAAAATCCTGAAGTATTCACAATTACTGCAGTTGGTATTGGTACATCACATCATTTAACTGCAACTAATGAAACCTCTAAGGCAATTATATCTATTGATAATGTAATACAATCACCAATAGCTGGTACTGCTGTTACAACTGCTTTAAGTGATGACATAGTATTTGCTCAAAATACAGAAGTAACTGGAATAACGTCATTTGCTGCAGCAGATCTGGTGAGAATTGACGAAGAAATATGTAAAGTCCTTGATGTTGGAGTAGGTGGTAACTTCTTAAAATTATTAAGGGCACAGTTAGGAACAGGTCTTGCTGCTCACTCAGCTGGTTCTGTAGTCACTAAGTTGACTGGTAATTATAACATCAACAAAAATACATTACACTTTGCTGAAGCACCTGCAGGTAATACACCACTTAGTACAACAACTGATCCAGATTCAACATCATTTGCTGGTATTGTAACTCATTCAACCTTCCATGGAAGAATATTTACTAGAACTGCTAGACAAAACTCCACTCAAGAGACATACACCAATAATATGGTGTTTAATGATATATCACATGAATTTACAGGTATTCAAAGTGCATTCACTTTAACAACTGGATTTGGAGATTCTAAGACTAATGCTATTGGATTTGCAACTAATAATGGTTGTGTATTAGTTAATGATGCATTCCAACAACCATCATCTTTAGAGCAAGGTAACTATGACTTCAATCAAGTTGGTGGTGCAACCACAATTACCTTTACTGGTGAAGCAGAATCCCTTACAGCATATCGTAGACCAACTGATGTGGTATTAGGTGAGAATGCAAATAGAAGTAATTATCCATCTGGTGGTAAGATTCTATCTGTTGGTTCAGTTGGTGGTTTTGCATATCAACCCTTAGTTGCTGCTGGTGGAACTGCTACAGTTTCTGCTGCTGGTTCAATCACTGCTGTTAGTATAGGTAATAGTGGATCTGGATATAGAGTTGGAGTTCAAACCACAGTCAATGTGGGTGTTCAAACTTATGGAGTTGGTATTGCAAGTTACCTTAAAGTTGGAACTGCTGTAGTTGGAATTGCTACCACTCTAGGAAATAGAGGACATATTGTAAGTATTAATATTACAAACACTGGAACTGGTTACACTGACTTTGTTCATGATAGACTCACTACTATGAGTGCTGTAGCAGTTGCAGGAACAACTATTGTATCTGTTGCTACTACAGAAGGAATCAATCCTGGTGCTTTTGTTTCTATTGCTCAGACAACTTTAGGATCTCCTTCTACACAAATAGGAATTATCACCAATGTATCAGTTACAAGTGTTGGTAATGGTAATATAACTCTTGGTTCTTCTATCTTCCCATCTGGTGTAGGTATAGGAACAACAACTCCAGCACCTGTTGTAACTATTAAGAGGTATGATCCACCTGAGGTCATTATAGATCCACCAGTAAGTTATAGTAATATTCCTTTAATATATTCTTCAACATCACCAACTGGAGCTGGACAAAGTGCCTCAGTAAATGTAATTGTAGGACAAGGATCAAGTATAATTGACTTTGAAATTAGAAGAGAGGGATATGGATTTGGTAATGGTGAGATATTAACTGTTCCTATTGGTGGAACAACTGGTATTCCAACAGACATAACTAAAACTTTCTCTGAATTTAAACTAACTGTACAAGATATTCACTCAGATGAATTTAATGGATGGACATTTGGACAACTACAACCAATTGATTCATTTACTAATCTATTTGATGGGTTTAGAAAAGTTTTCCAGATGAAGATCAATTCAGAGGCAATATCATTAAAAACCTTCTTTGGATCATCAATCAAAGCAGAACAATCACTACTAGTGTTTGTAAATGGACTTTTACAGAAACCAAACTATGCTTATAATTTAGGTAGTGGTGGAAGTTCAATTGTATTCACTACACCACCTAAAGCAGATGATGAATGTAGTGTTCTATTCTATAAAGGAACTCCTGAGATAGATGTTGCTCTTCTCAATATTGCAAAAACAATTAAAAGGGGTGATGGAATTGATATTAATCATAACCCTGAGAAAGGTCAAGGTGTAGGTTTAGATCAAGAACCAAGAACCATTTTAGGAATAACATCTCTAAGTTCTGACACTGTTTCTACTAATCCATATAGAAGAATAGGTATTACAACTGATATCAGTTTACTTAGACCTGCATACTGGAGAAAGCAAACTACTGATGCTATCATCAATGCTGAAGTTGTTGGAAAGGATAGAGTTGAGTTAGAAACTGAACCATTCCCAACCTCATATCTTATTAATCCTGTGAGTGGAGGTTCAACTGAGTTTTATGTTAATAGTGCAGTTCCATTCTTTAATCCTAATAATGAAGAACCAACTAACAAGACAATTACTCAAAACTTTGTAGATGTCATATCTCAGAATACAGTTAGGGTTGGATTAGCTACTGCTATCATATCTGATACTGGAACTGTATCATCTGTTGATTTAACTAATATTGGTTTTGGGTACACTGGAGCTCCTACTCTTAAATTCTCTGCTCCTCCTGAAGGAAATGAATTTACTACTGCTACTGCCACAGCAACAGTAAGTGCTGGAGGAACTATTACAGGAATTACAGTAACTAACGCTGGAACTGGTTATACCAACACCAAACCACCTGTAATACAAATAGAACCACCAAAACCTGTAATTGAGTTTAATGTAGATGTGGACTCATATTCTGGTGACTTTGGTGAAGTTGTTGGTTTAGGGACTACTACTATTGGTGGTCAGAACAAACTGATCTTTGATTTCTTTATATCTGAGAATTCTATATTGAGAGATGCATCTGGAGCAACAGCAGCAGTTGGATCTGCAGTTACAGTTAGTGGAATTAGTACAGGTGATTTCTTTGTAATTAATAATAGTAATCATCTATTCTCTAGAGGTGAGGGTGTTAACACACCAACCAGTCTTATTATAACTAATGCTGGATCTGGATATAAAACTGAGGATGGTAACACTAGTGGAACTAGATTAAATGTTGGAACTGGTGGTGGTGCTGGAAGTGGACTAAGAGTTGATCTAACCATATCTAGTGGTAACATTACTGCAGTTACTATCAGAGATCAAGGATCAGGTTATAAACTTGATGATACAGTAACTCTTAATGTATCACCTGGTTCAGGTTGCACACTCCAAATAAATAAAGCATTTGGAACTCTAGAAACTAGAGGAGCAACTAATACTGCACTTAAAGTTGGTGCTACTACATCTTTCTTAGACTGTGTATATCAAGTAGCAAGTTTTGAGGATGTTGATCTTCCAAATACATCTATTGGTATATCCACTGTAGGAAGTGGTACAACCACTTGTAGAAGAGTGTTTACCAATATTGCTGGAATAGGAACTGATAATTTCTCATCCACCATATTAACCTTTGACTCTGCTAATACTGGAATAGGAACTGCTACTTTTGATACCAGATCAACTGAAACCTATACTGGTGCAATGTCCTTTGTATCTGATGTTGCTAGTTATAGTTGGGGTAAGATAGTGGTTGCTAGAGACCAATCAAATAACTTTGATTCTTACACTGGAAATGGTATGATAGGTCTAACCACATCCACCATAATCTCTAGATCTAAACCTTTAGAATTTAGGGACTATGCGACATAATAAATACATTTACGGAAAACCTTTAA